TGGTATCCCAAGGAGCCGCAAATTTCATCAGCAATCTTCGATGCCTTGACCCGCTGGGCCATGCCTGGGATCTCCATGATTTTCGACACGCCATAAACGAGCCGCTCAACCTTGCGCACAGGATCCGTGTTGCCCATGCCCACGTTGACGCGCAAATTGAGATCCTGCATGAGAAGGCTGTCAGTGATCGCGTCCTTACCGTAGCGCTGGTAGACCTGCAATTTATCGCCGGCGAGCGCCAGGAGCGTCTCGTCGGTCTCGTACATCTGAATGAGTTTCAAAAGCTGGCGCAGCACCGGCTCGAGCCACGTCGCTCGGAAGAGCATGATTCCGTAGTCCTGAATCATGTTCGCGCCTTGGCTGACCATATTGGCCTTGCCAACCGCGTCCATGCCGCCTTGCTGTTGCATCGACTGCTGGCTCACAGACCCGGCGAGATCATCGAATTCGAGCGACATCCGATCCTGCTCCTGGTAGCTGGAGCTGGTGACGTCCTGAAACGATTCAGCCTTGATGTCGCGCTCCGGGTCGCTCATGAACACGCCGCCGCCCGGGACGTTCCGGATCAAAGCGTCCAGGTCGATTTGCGAACCGCGCCGAACGTAATACCGCTTGTTGAGGGCCAGTTTAACGTTGTCGATTCGCTGATTGACGATGATATTCAGCTCTTCTTGGAGCCCCGTGGTCTGTTCCACATCGCCGGCCGGGTAGTTCCGGTGAGTCTCCACCGTCGAGAAGCCAAACACGAACGGCCGCTGCCCGGGCAAAAGCTGCGGATACATCTTGTGCGCCGGCTCTGCGTCCGTCAGCACAAGCTCGGTGCCAAGCGTCCACCAGGCCATGTCCTCGCCGTTGACGCGCAGCATGTTTAGGTGCGCCCAAACGGTAGTTTGTGCGTTGCCAGATGCCTCTTCGATCGGATCTACGCGGCTGCTGCCTTCGCGCGCCTGACGTGTGCGATCATAGCCCTCACGTCGCGTTGCGAGAATCTCCCCTACTTTATACGGCCGCCACACAGGCTGTTTGGTTTTCGGATCCTCTTTCTCCATCTGCTCGAGTACGTCGCTGACGTACATCGGCTTCAGGTAGACCACGTAGGGACTGCTGCCGACAGGATCTCGCCAATCCGCCATCGGCGAGAAACGAAAATTTTCTGGAGGAATGTTGTCGCAACACAGTTCGTCATAACGCACAACTTTGCGCTCGCGACCCATCGGCGTCTCGGCGCCGTTCTCATCCTCACCCATGACAAGTGCGCCGGCGTCATCCAAAGCAGGCACGACGTCCGTGTCAACCTGATAACGCCAGTATTGGTGTGAGATGCACACGCCGTAGTTCTTCGTGTCCTGCCAGGCCCCAAGCACAGTCAGCATCCACGGCATCTTACGATTCAGCCGGTATTCGAGAAGCGTCTTGTTGATCGCGGCGGACAAAACCTGAGTTTCGTCCAGCCTGTTTGCGGGTTGAACATCCGCGACATCGGCCGTAGAGAACATCGCCACCGCCAGCGCCGCTTCCTGCTTCTTGACGTTTGCTCGGGTCTTTGGGCGGAACATGCGCGACCGTTTGAAGTTCTTCGTGTTGAAGGCGCTCCCAGGAGCGTGTTCGCTCCGGAAGTGTGAGAGATTCTTCTCCCACTGCGTCGCGATATTCGAATCGAGATAATCCGTCGAATCGGCGTAGATCTCCCGCGCCTTCAGAACCAGCCAGGAATCTTCGCCAAGCGTCTTGTCCGCATCCTCGGCCTGCTCGCCGTCGGAGTCCGATGCGCTGGTCGGCGCATTCAACATGGAGCTTTCACCCGGCGGCAAATCGCCCGCGTTGCGGGTGTATTCTGGCGCCGAGTCGGTTGTTGGTTGATTCGTTGTCATTGCTTGTCCGCTTTCGCAAACGAGGACCCAAGCCTCGCTATGGGCTCGGCCTTGGCGTCATTGGCGACGACGTCGCCCCGTACATCCCGGGGCACGACTTCAAAGACCTCCGGATTAGCAAACTGCCGACGCGACATTCCGTGGCGCTCCAGGATCTCGCCAGCCCCCATAACACAGGCGTTTACGATCTCTTCCATCGTTCGATTGCTGATGTGTACGTGGTATCCCTTTGTACCAGAGAGCGACGGACAGACCACGATGACCATCCGATTAGGAACGTCTACGCTGATCCGCCATTGCCTATTCTGGTACTGCTTCGTGACAGCGTGCCCGACGGTACTCGCGATCCACTGTTCGAGCTTCGCAATCTTCGCTTCGTGCATCTCGAGTTCGCTGATATTGACGATGCTCCCGACAGGAAGCACCTCACCCTTGGGCGCAGCCTGATGCGCACGAGGAATGATGATCTGGCTCATGCAGCCGCCTCCGCAGGCTCGAAGGACTCGTCGATCGGCTCAAATGACCGCGCCGTATAGTCGCCGAGGTGCTCGGCGAATGTGTGAGCGAGCGCATCACCTTCGTCCGGAGACTTGAGTCCTCGTTTCTTCATGTCCCGTTTCTTCTCCAGCATCATGACCTCTCCCGTGCCGCGCGTGGCAGAAAATCCATACTCGATCCCGATCAGCGATGCGCGCAGTTCTGCGTCGGACGGAATATCCGCCCCGTCCAGCCATTTGCGCATTCTATCCCACATCTCGGCCCGTTTGTTGAAGTAGGTATCCTCGTCCGATGCCTTCGTGCCGGCGTTCACGCCGATGACGTCGTAATTGAGCATCCGCAGACGATCGACCACTCCTGCGCCGATGCCAACTTCGTCGACAAAGACGACGGCCGGCTTGAACTCCCGGATGGCCTCGGCGCACTTCTGAGCCACAGCCATCGTCGACAGCTCCCGATATTTGCGCAACTCCAGGAGTTTCCGCCCAGCGCGCAGCGCGATGACAGTCTTGTCTTCACCGTAGCGCGCAACATCCACGCCCATGATAACGGGCATGTTGTAGTACGTTTCATAGGGCGCTTCGTACTTCATGGCCGCGTCTGCGATCTCGCTCGAGATGAACTGCATGTTGCCGGCGCGCGGGAACTGGCCCTTGACGCGCACCCGGATGAAGTCGGAGTCCTCCCCATAGGCACGAATCTGCTCTCGAATTTCGTGCTTGTTGGTCATCATGCAGGTACGCGAGTCGATCTGCGTGTGCGTCCACCGATGCGAGTCGGAGTGGAACGTTTCACGGAAATAGCCGGTGTTTTTCGTCGGATTCCCGTACATGAACCACATGGCTCGGGGCGTCGTCATCGCGCCTTCGGCCACCTCGCAGATCTTGTCCGGGATGGCAGAGCCCTCGTCCATGATTACGACGACAAACTCGCCGTGCAAGCCGGCGAACGCTTCGGAATTGTGCTCCGTGTTCGGCACGGCAGCCACAAACCACGTCTCCGGGTGCTTCTGATGAAAGAACTTCGTGGCCGTCCATTTGAACCAGTGCCCATTGATCGCCCGCTTGTGCCACAGGGCCAGCTCGCGCCAGGTCTTCGTGGAGAGCTGGATCGTGGTATTGGCCGTGATAACGCCGTTCAAGTGCGGCCGAGTCGACATCAGCCAAAGGATAATCATCGCCACCAGAGCGGACTTGCCGACGCCGTGCCCGGAAGCCACCGATTCGCGGATCGTGTACCCCAAGGGATCGGCCAAGATAGCCGCTCGGACGCGCTGGAGCTGCGCGAGCTGCCACTCGTCGGGCGCCTTGTAGTCTTCAAGCGGGCTGTCCTTCTCACCCCAGGGGAAGGCGTACATGACGAAGCCCTCCGGGTCGTCATAGAACTCGGCGATGTCGTCGGCGAGCTGGATCTCGTACTCCGAATTGCTCTCAATCGGACGCATTTGCTACCTCAAACTCGCCGATTTGTACGTTTTCTTTGTCCAATTTGGCCAAATCCCCGCCAACCGCCTCCCCTACCGGGGCCCTGGTGACAGCCTTGCCAGGCGGCCCCACCCCCATCGCCCGGCCGGTGCTGACCACCTCAGCGCGCCCCAGGATCACCTTCTCCTTGCGCTTGCGCGCCGCGTCCAGCCGGCCTGCATGGTCGACCACCAAATTCACATTCTGCTCGGTCTGGAGTCGATCCCCGAACCGCTTCCAGTGCAACCTCGCCATCAACCACTTGCGGTTGTCCGTCTTCAATTTGTCCCGGGCAACGACCTCATGATTTACCCGCCCGGTGGGGAGCACGTCGTTCTCACCGGCATCGGAGATTTCGATGATCTCGTCCGCCATTCCCTCCATGCGGATCTTCTGTGCGTCGTCGTACATTTCCTTGACGATCGGATCCTTCATAATCAGCGAATAGAAGCCCTCGTACTTCAACCCGCGATTGTCCAGGGATGCCTTCACCGTGCCCCCCATCGCGATCTCGACCAGAATTTCCTCCATCGTGTCAATGTCCCACTCCCGCCAAAGCCCGGCGAGTTTCGCATCTTCCCACGCCGCCCGGGCCTCCGGACTCGCGCGCAGAATCTTGGTCAGAAACGCCCGGTCTATGCCGACATCTGCGAGGGCTTCGAGCATCTTAGCGCCTTCGCGAATCAAACCGAGAAGTTCGATCCACCGCTCCTTCATGAAATTTTCGCGCGCCACAAGCGCGTGCTTCGCCTCCGAAAGACTCGAGCGCCCGATGCGCTTCGGAGCGAGATACTTCGACGGAGTTGATAGCGCCGCGGTGCTCACAAGCCCAGGAACGGATTATGCTTCGGGCGCTCGTACTTGACGCGCCGGCTGAATCGGTACACCGGATACGGCGGTTCGATCCCCTCAAGGGCCTGGACAACGGCCTTGGCGCTGATTTTTCTTGTTACCGGTTTTCGACGTGGAACTGACATCAGTTTCTCCAAATGCAGCGTTTGTTGACTGGTGCTGCCGAGCCAGCGTGCCTCTAGGCACGGTCGCAAATAGAACCGGCGCGGGGAGGCGTGTTGTCCGCCTATTTGGACGGGGGGAAGGGACGTCCTCGCGGATATTCGTTTCCTCCCCGCCGCCGGGCCCCCGGCTCCAGCGACAGGAGAGGGAACGCAAAGCCAGGGACTCCAAGTGTACTGCGGGTTCCGGGGAAATGTAAAGCGCCGCGACTATGCCTGTTCACAAATTCGAGATGTCCACGAAACGTGAACACGACCTAAACGTGGACAACAGCCGAGCAAACGTCGGCAGTTGCGCGAAAGTGCCGACGTTTGCTCACAGGAGGTGGGCGGGGATCGTACTCAAAATGAGTACAAATGTACTCAATTCGGCAACGCTGACGCCGTTTTGGGACTCAGATCACCCCCGCGGTGGCCGGATCCCCGAAAAAGCGGGCGCGGACCGGGGTCTGAGTTGCTTTTGCTGCACTGCTTCACCCTCTGGATGGTCAAATCGGCGCAATAACGAACTCCGGGGCCCCCGCAAGATCCGGTCCCCGGGGCCCCCGGTCGAAAGACGCGATCGAGGGCTCCGGGGCCCCCGGATGACGAAACCCGGTCCCCGGGGCCCCCGGTCGAAAGACGCGATCGAGGGCTCCGGGGATCGGGATATCGGCCAACGCCGCTCGAGCCATGCAGGAAACCTTGTAACATTCGTGTCGAAGTCTGTATTACAGAAAAACTGCATATTTTTAGCTGGAACCACCTCTGATCGGAGGGCGCGCGCTCAAGCCCAAAAACCCGAAAGCCTCAAACCCCGGACCATGAGACTCATTTTTCCGGCGCGTTTCCGATTCCCGGTTTCCTGCCATGCTCGGCCCCTGCCATGCTCGGCCCCTGCCATGCTCGGCCCCGCGATCCCTGGCCATCCCTGACGTCCAGCCCGACAAGCCCGCCCTATCCGATCCCCCGATCCCTGGCCATCCCTGACAGCCGGCCCGGCGGTCGACGCCCAGCCCTGCCCTGCCCTGCCCTGCCCTGCCCCGCCTGGCGGTCGACCGCCAGCCTGGCGCCGAGGCGCCCGGGAATCGGGGAATCGAGCGCTGCGCGTCCGCGCACGCGAGCACTCGGGGGCTTGATAGAGAAAATTTGCTAGATGGCCGGCGGCGACAGCGCGGTATCTTGCAATACACAGTACCTTGCAATGCAAGGTAGTACGTTGTGAAATTTCACAAAGTCCGGCCGAGGGCGCAAAAGCTTGTGAAATTTCACAACACAATTAAACGTTTATGTTTGAACTGTGACGCGGTTCCTGGCCGCGCGCGGGGCGCCGTGTCATGCTGCGCGCTCGAACTTAACGCATAGGAGCATTGACGCATGAACGCTATAGACGATCTCAGCCGCGAATTGTCGGATCCCTGCCGTTCGTTTTGGTTTGCGGACGCGTTGCGCGCCGCGCTTGACCGTGATCCGGTCGACGCCGCCACCGACGCGCTGCTGCTCTCGAAACTGCTTACCGCGCGTTGTGATTATCTCCTGGCACAAGAGGGCCGCTAATCATGAAAACCGCCGAAGTGAATTCGATTCTGAAAGTATTGCCCGCGGATCTCGCCGCGACACTGCGCGCGGAGTACAAACGCGCAAAGCGTAATGCCGCGCGCCGGGCTCGCGACGAAGCAATGCGGGACATAGGACTTGTGAAAGTGCGCGGCGCCAGCGGCCGCGTCTATTGGGAATAGGAGGGGCAGTCATGAGCACTCGTCAATTAGTTCGGTGGAATGACGGCGACCGGTTTGCGGTGGCCGTCGAAATCTCAGCCGGGACAAAATGGCGCCACCTTCTGACAATGTCGGAAGCCGGCTTGCGCATTGTCGACGTTCCGCTGGATGAAAAACTATTCCCGGCCGGGGACTTCAAACCGCGCCGGCACCTAGCCGCGTTTCGGCGATTCGCTGTCACCTTCGGGTCGACCGGCGCCGCGCGTGACGCGGTCAAGCTTCTGGCAGATGAGGCGGCCGCCGACAAGGTGGACGCCGCCGCCGATGAGGCGCCGGCATGAGCGCCGGTTATTGGGCGGCGCTCACCGTGGCGCTAATGCTGGCGCTCGCAATCCTGGCGGGCTGCGCCACGATCCCCACCGGCTGCCCCGATGGCACCGCGCGTACAGAGTGGTGCGGCTGCGAGTCGCCGGCTTATGGCACAGATTGTTAGAAACTCAACCGATAGGAGGCGCAACCATGATATTTTTTCTCTACGCTCTTTTGCTCGCGTGGGCGGTTGTTTTGGTGCCGGTGCTTTTCTATTGCCGGAAACAATCTAAAGCGGAGCGCCGTCAACGCATTGTCGCAGTAGCGCGGGAGCGCCGCGTTGCGCGCACAAGTCGACGCGCGCGGCCGGTGGCAATTGGCCGGTTTCATTCGCAGGATATGGAGTAACGCAACAATGAAATCAGAAAAGTCTGAAGACCTTCGTTGTCTAAAGGATGCACTCATGGGCGGCCCGGGATTGCGCGCTTATGCTTATCGGGCCGCCGTGTATTGCGTCGACTGCGGGCGAGACATCGCTCAGAAAGTATTCCCCGCGCCCGGCTTGCCGTGGATGCAGTTCTGCGATTCTGAAATAATCCCACAGCCGATCTTTTTTCCGGACCATGACGTCGCGCAACATTGCGACCACTGCAACACTTACCTTTATGGAGGTATCGAAAAATGAGCACGAAATCAAACCTGACGCCAGCCGCGATATTTCCCGGCCTGGCCGGCACGACGCAATCGGCGGATGAGATCCGCGCCGCGGTTGTGGCATTGGCCACGGAATATGGGCTTGCCTATTCCGCGGAATTTGTGCCGCAGTCTCAAAGCCGCAACGCGGGAGAGAAAACCTTTTCTCTCAATTGGCGCGTTGTCCTGGCGCGGAGCCCGCGTGCCAATATGGCCGTCGACTACATGCAAGGCATCGGACACGTTCCCGGGAATGCTTTCGACTTTCGGCCCACG